TCACCTGGTGGTCATCCAGGATGGGTCTCACCTCCCAAAAAGCGTTGTACTAAGAAACGCCCCTGTTCCAGAATGCCTGAAATTCCTTATTTACCTGGGGAGGTAATACCGATGCCGAGAGGAGGATACCCAAGAGATTTTATTATACGCTAAATACTTTCGTCCGTGTGAAGGAAGTGTCGGGGGTCTTCGGACCCCCCTTTTTCATGCCTAAATAACTAGGACGCAAGGTTACACCCAATGAGTTGGTACGAATCACAAGTTGAAAATAGAAACTTTTTGTCTCCTATAGGTTTTATCTTTATCCTAGAGAAGGCAAAGAAAGTGTCTTACCTGTGTCAAACTGCCAGCATCCCAACCATGACTGTTGGTTCTATTGATATTCCGACAGGTGGTTTTGCTGCATTACCAATCGATGGAAATGCGGTTTATCAGCAACTCGATTTACAATTTATTGTAGATGAGAGCATGGAAAATTACATGCAGATACACAATTGGATGCGTGCATTAGGTACTCCAGAAAGTTTTGATGCTAGAGATCTCTGGAAGACAGAAAAAAATAGAGGACTTGCAGATGATCCTTTGGTGTCTGCTGGAACACTACAAGTGTTAAACAATAACAACAATTCAAATTTTGATGTTGTGTTTAAAAACTTATTTCCAATTAGCTTAAGCACTCTGCAATTCGATGTTACTGCAGGGGACAACGAATATTTTAGGGCAACAGCATCATTCAAATATAGTTCCTATCAAATTAGAAGGTCGAACTCACAGAAACTGCTATGATAGGTTGGAAACAGTATGTACTTGATCATTGGGTCATTACACCTGAAGAGAGAAAACTCTTACAGGAAGGACCCAAAAGTTTAGCGCAAGCATGGCATTTACAAGCATTGAAGTATCGTTATGAATCTACAACAAATTCAAGAAATGTGGAAGACTGATTCCAGACTGGATGATGATCTTCATGACAATGACTCTTTGGCAATCCCCCAACTCCATATGAAATACATGGAGTTTCACAATACTTTCTCTCTTATGAAGAGGGAGAGAGAACTTGAGATGAAGAGATTGCTGAAAGAAAAATGGTTATATTACAAAGGCAAGGCACCTGCAGCAGTATACAAAGAGATGCCGTTTGACCTCAAACTAACCGCAAAAGATGAGATCAGTATGTTTATCGAAGCGGACGAAGAGGTCCAAAAGATCCAATACAAAATCGACTACATAGAACAGGTCCTCTTTTTCTTAGATGGCGTTTTGCGGATGATCAACAACCGCACATATCATATTAAGAACGCTATTGAGTGGAAGAGGTTTCAATCTGGTATGTAAATGACTGATCTCGTAATTAGAAAGAAGAATGAAGTTTATCTCAAAGTTGAAGCGGAACCAGGATTGAATTATGAACTAGCAGACTTCTTCTGTTTTGAAGTAGAGTCTGCTAAGTTTATGCAGAAGAACCGCCGTTGGAAAGGTTGGGACGGAAAGATCCGTTTATATTCGCCAGCAACGGGAGAGATCTATTGTGGTCTCATTGATTATCTCCTCGATTGGGCAGATGAAAAAGGATACAAATATAAGATGGAGGACTGTAAGTTCTTTGGTCATCCTCTAGCAGAGAACCCCATGATTACTCCAGAGGGAGTTGTGGGTTTTGTGAAGTCTTTGCGTCTACCATTTCCTGTTCGGGACTATCAGTATAAAGCGATCTATGAAGCTCTAAAGTATAATAGGCGTTTACTCCTATCGCCAACAGCATCAGGAAAATCTTTAATGATTTACTCATTGGTTCGTTACCATACTAATGTGGACAGGAATGTACTAATCGTTGTACCGACTACTTCTCTTGTCGAGCAGATGTATAAGGACTTTGAGGAATACGGATGGATGTGTTCCGAAAATTGCCACAAAATATATGCGGGGCAAGAAAAATACACGAATCATCAAGTAGTAATTACCACTTGGCAATCTATCTATAAGGAACCTAGAAAATGGTTTGACAGGTTTGATGTTGTCATTGGTGACGAGGCGCACCTTTTCAAGGCTAAATCTCTTACATCGTTGATGAGTAAGTTGCATGAGTGTAAATATCGTATTGGATTTACGGGTACGCTAGATGGTGCAAATGTCAACCAACTTGTATTAGAAGGTTTGTTTGGTAGATGCTCTCAGGTTACCAGAACTAATCAGTTAATGAAAGCAGGGCATGTTGCCAAACTAAAGGTGAAGATTGTTCTGATGAAGCATGAAGAGAAACTGTTTGAAGGATATCAAAATGAAATTGAATATCTAATTGAACATGAGGGTAGAAATAAATTTATCCGCAATCTTGCGTGCGACCTGAAAGGAAACACGCTGGTTCTCTTCAACTATGTAGAGCGTCACGGGGTGCCTCTTTATGAGTTGATAAATAGTTACACGGACAGACCAGTACATTTTGTACACGGTGGTGTTGATGTAGATGATCGTGAAGACATCAGGTTGCTAACTGAACAATCTGATAACACGATCATTGTTGCATCTTATGGTACTTTTTCTACAGGTATCAACATCAAAAAATTACATAACATTATTTTTGCTTCTCCCTCTAAATCTAGAGTCCGAAACCTTCAATCTATTGGTCGTGTCTTAAGGAAGGGCGAAAATAAATCACAAGCAACATTATATGATATTGCAGACGATATCTCTACAGACAGAGGAAACAATTACACATTGAATCATCTGATGGAGAGAGTCAAAATTTATAATCAAGAAAAATTTAATTATGAGATCATAGATGTCAAAGTAAAAGCTTATGATTAATTACGCAAAACACGACGAAGAGTTTTACGGAATTTTCAAACTCCTCAATGGAGAAGAAATTCTAGGTAAGTCTGTCTTGACAGAAGACAATGGAGAAACCTTAGTGTTCATTCAAAATCCTGTAGCAATTCAATTGATTACAAAGGAGATTGACGACACCAAGGTTGCTCGCGGTATGGGATTCACAAAGTGGCAACAACTCTCTGATGATGATTTCTTTATTCTTAGAGAGAAAGATATTATTACTGTCTCAACAATGAGCAAAGAGATTGCATTTATGTACGAATCTTTTATCAGTGAAGATACTGTAGAGGATATCCGTGAAGAGAGGAAAGCGCAAGCGTCCGACATGGACGGGTATCTAGGTACAGTAAATGATGCCAGAAAATATCTGGAACAGTTATATAAGAAGAATAATAATAGCTAGTATTTCTCTGAACCTCTACATGGTTATTCTACAGAGAATTGACATCCTTGTCAAGTGTGTTATAATGTACACAAAGCAAAAAGAGTATGAAAGTAGTTAAGAAACAACACTATGTTGACAACCAAGAGTTTTTGGCACAGGTCATTAAACTGCGGGATTACTTTACCTATGGCAGGGAAGAACTTGGTCATGAAAACTATAAGATGACTATTAAGTATTATAGGAATCACCATGACTATAAAACTGCAAGAGACTTCAAAAAGTGTTATGAATACCTAGGAAGTTGCTTCCAAAAGATTGCCAACCATCTATCATACAGACCAAACTTTATCAACTACATGTATAAAGATGATATGGTTTGTGATGGTATTGAAAATTGTATTCAGTATGTAGAGAATTTTAAACCAGAGAAGTCTAAGAATCCCTTTGCTTATTTTACACAGATTGTATACTACGCCTTCTTGAGACGAATTGCTAAAGAGAAGAGGCAGTTGGATATCAAGGACAAGATCCTTGAGAAGTCTGGTTACGATCATGTGTTTACGGTTGACGGGGACACGAATTCCGACTATAATCATATTAAGTCCCGTCTTGAATTGAATTCTAAGCGATGAAGATACTTCTGATTACTGATCAACACTTTGGTGTTCGCAATGATAACCAGTGTTTTATTGATCACTATAAGAAGTTTTATAGCAAAGTCGTGCTTCCGTTTATTGATGCCCATAAAATAAAGAAGGTCATTGCACTCGGAGACACCTTTGACAAGCGTAGATCTATCAACTTTATGTCGCTTGAAGCGGCAAAAGAAATGTGGTTCAATCCTCTTGAAGATAGAGGAATTCACATGGATATGCTTGTAGGAAATCATGATATTTACTACAAGAACACTCTACGAATTAACGCCCCAAGTGAGTTACTTGAGGGATACGGAAACATCTCAGTCCATGATGTACCTACCCATATTGATGTTGGTGGTATTTCTATACTTCTTTTGCCTTGGATATGTGACGAGAATCGAGATGGAACCATGGAGACAATTGCAAACAGTGATGCTACTGTCTGCATGGGGCATCTTGAGTTTAACGGTTTTGAAGCTCACCCTGGTCATGTGATGGAGGGTGGCATGGATCATTCCATGTTTAAGAAATTTAAAAGGGTTTTTAGTGGTCATTATCACATGAAATCCAAGAAGGATAATGTAACATATCTCGGTAACCCTTATCAACTATATTGGAATGACTACGG